CTGCCCAGAGTCCTGATCGGGGGGCGTTTGTTCCCTCTGGGGTGAACCACATACTCCCTGCCGTACTGACATCTTGGCACGGGAAGCCTCCGGTGATGACATCGACTCTTCCAATTCCATCCTGAAGAAGTCTTCCTGCTGTAACGTCTTCGATGTAGTCATAAATTGGTATTCCCTCCCAGTGCTGCTTCAGCACCTCTTGGCAATAGGCGTCCATCTCACAGAACGCCACGGTTTTGAATCTTCCTGTACGCTCCAGCCCAAGCGAGAATCCACCTATGCCGGAGAATGTATCCAGCACGGTGAATAACTCCCCACCCAGTCCATCAGATGGAGTAAGGTCTGATGCTTGGGCCACGGGGTGGGGAGTTAAATTTTGTGCTTGCGACATGGCTGCACCATCTCTACCCATCGGCAATGCTTGGCATAGATTGCTGACTTAACTTGGAGATCGTCAGTCACGATATATGGCCTGCCTGTTGTATCCGCCATGTTCTGCGCGGACTCAATTGCCGACAGAATTAGTCGTAGCGGCGGGCTTATCCCATTCTGGTGACCATTCATATTGTCTTTCACGAAAAATAACCCTCCGCCAAACTTTGCATTCAAAGCAGAACCAGCCCTTTAGCCGCATTCCCTCCCCGCCGTTAAAGACGGGCTTCATTTCCTCTCCGCACATCCCGCATTTCTCACGCGGTATATCGGTCATATCCAATTCCTTATCTCTGGGTACTTGCCGCCGTGATCCACTCTCAGCAGCACTGGCGGCTCCGGCATGTTGTTAAGCGTTTCGCAATCCAACTGGATGTCTCCGCTGGGCAGGCGTCCCGTCCAGCGACAAAACCACTCAACAGCTTTTTGGCGTGCGTAGCCTTGGTGATTGATGCAGAGATATTGATCGCAGATAGGAAGCATTCCTGACTTCCAGGTAATCTTGATCATGTCAGGGGTGTTCTGTTTTCTATGCACCACAGCCTTGAAGCTGGTGACCTGATGCTCGCGCAACTCCACCTTGCCCATGATCTGGGCGCTACCAGCGGTGGCCTTGACCTTGTATTGCTTCGGAAAGATGTAACCGCAGTCATCGCAAACGGTTGCAGCAAGCCACAGTAGTGCGTGGCACTGTGGGCATTCCTTGACGCTGGGTGCGTTCTCGCGGTTGCCGCCATCTCTGGGTGGCGGGGGCGGCTCAACATGCGTCACAGGCCCGTGGGTTTCGATGTTTCCAACGTAATCCAGCACTAAGCAGTCGTTTTTACCTTCCGCTACGCGCATTCCACGCCCACACATCTGCACATACAGCCCAGCAGACGCCGTAGGACGCATAAAAACGATCCCGTCGATGTCTTTTTGGTCAAATCCGGTGGTAAAACAGCCCACATTGACAAGGTACTTAAACTGACTTGCTTTAAATTCAGCCAAAATAGAAGAGCGATCCTTACTGGCTGTCTTGCCATCAACGACTCTTGCATCGTCGCCTAGCTCATCAGCAATGAAGTTTGCGTGCGCTATGTTGGTGGCAAAGATCAGCACCTTTTTGCGATCAGCCATCAGCCCAATCATGTTATGTACCGCTGCCAGTGTCTGCTCTAAATTTTTCTCCACCATCTCTGACAAAGACTTTTCGGTGTAGTCTGAGCTTGAGTGCTGCACCAGATCGGACAGATCCAGATGATCAGATGTCGCCGCCGTTACCAAAGGCGACAACTTGCCCTCTTCAATTAGCTCCATCATGGTCATGTTTGTAATGCTGGCGTCGATGATGTGATCAAACATATCGCCATTGGTCAGCAGGCCACCCTTGAGCCTGTAAGGTGTGGCGGTTAGCCCCACCAGCCTCGCATCTGGAAACTCTTGTAGCAGCGTTCGATACATGCCCTCACCCTTGGGCGGGATCATGTGCGCCTCATCGACAATGATGATGTCGGGGTAGGGCAGCTTATCCAGATTTCGATAGATAGATTGGATCGACGCCATCGTTAGCTGACCCACTTCCTTGATCTTCAGCCCAGCCGAATAAATATTTGGCTCCATTTGCACGCCAACAGATATCATGGCTTCAAAGTTTTGCTGTATTAGCTCCTGCACATGGGTCAGGCAGAGAATGGTTTTGTCGGGCCATTGGGCCAGTATCTTTTTGCACAAGCCAGCCTGTATCACTGACTTACCAGCGCCCGTAGGAGCCTCTAGTACAGGGTTGCCGTCAAATCCGTACAGGTAGTCAAGTATCTTGTCGATGGCCTTACTCTGGTTTGGGTATGGGTGTATAGACACTGCAAGCTGCCTCCTGATCCGCTCTGTCTAAGATGCGAGCAAACTTCTCGCAGGCCCATGTGCCACGCTCGCTGGCGTAGCTATAGATGCAACTTCGGCACGTTACCTCTGGCGCTTCAGTGCCGTGGCAGATGTCCGTATAGTCACACCACTTGCACTTGAAGAAAGTGCGGTCATTACTGAGTCTTTGTGGCGGCGAGTCACTACCAATAATGCCTGCGGCCTTATCCATAAGGTGCTGCGCAAACTTGGCGTTGTACTCAGTGCGCACACTTAAATGATCGCGCCCGCCAGATGTGGTCACGGTGTGATAGGCGCGGGTGCAATCAAACAGCTTCATATACACCTGAATCTGCCCGTAGTAAGTGCCATTCCACTTCTCTATGGCATTTTTCTCGCCGTGATCCTTGATAGCCTTCTGTAGCTTCTTGTAAACGCTATCTGAGACACTTTTATGCTCCCAGATATGCTTGGTATTGGGTGCTTCCTTAATGCCCAGAATCAGCCCGTCAGCGTGTCCTCTGAAATGCCCGTCAATTTCCTGAAAGCCAAACTGCTTGCCCGTTACAGGATCAACAGTCTCAAGATGTACACCAGGAACTAAGCGCAACCGCTCCGCCATCAGATCCTCAGTGCGATGACCGTCATCAAACCTGCGGAGCGTATCCGCCCTGAAAGTAATTACCTTGTACCAGCGGAAGCCGTACCACAGCTTGCGATCACAATCATCGCCAATCGCGCTGCCGCCAAGGTAGGGGCGGGGCTTGTTGTCCTGCCGCATCTCCATCTCTGTATCAACGGCGGCTAGGGTAGAATTTCCCATTGCTAAAGCTGTCACATCAATGCCCATGAGTGTTAGAATCTTCACTGGCGCGTGCTTGGGTTTGCCGACTCTCCGCGCCAGTGGCTTGCCCGCTTCGGCGGGCGGTCACTTCATTCAGCAGCGCAACAAAATCCCAATTGCTTTCCATCTCATGGCCCTTAACAAAAGGCACGCCATCTATCTCTAGGTCATAGGCAATCGCTGCCCACTTCCTGCAAACATCTTCACTCAGGAAGAAAGAAGACTTCCCGTCGCTAACGCACTCCCAAATTGTCATTTTATCCATCATCTTTCCCCGACAAGATCGCGCACATGGTGGAGCAAACCCCATCCCAATCGCCGTTCTGTTTCAGAGGCTTGTCGCACCATTCGCAAGTGCGTTGAGTTGACTTACTTTCTTCAGTCTTCATAAATAAACTCCACCCAAATGAAAAGTGCTAGGCACACTAATGTACCTAGCACTATGTCTTCCATTACTTAACTTGCCACTGAGCGTTTCCAGCCCGCTTGGGTGCAGCCTCCGGCGCTGCATCAGAGCTAGTCGGGACGGGAGCCAAATAAGCCTTGATCTCATTCTTGGCTTTGTATGTGCCGCAATCAGAAGCAGGCTTGATCTTTACATCGACTACGCAATCACTTCCAGGAAAGTCATCAAGCGTCGTGGGTGAAAGCGTGCCAGTAGCGCGGCACAGATCGCGGAATCTGTTTTGTTCGCGCCCGCCAATCTTGGGATGCTCTAAGTGCAGGGTATCCCACAGCTTGCGGCCCTTGTGCGGCCCCTCGCTGACAGTCCATTCAAACGCAGCAGCCTCTGTGCTGCTGGTTCTTGTGGTGGTTTCTTCCGCCCTGTCACATACAACACGGTAGTGACCTTCGGGGAAGGGGGCATAGTCGCTGACACTTCCGGTATCTGCGACTTCATTGATATCAAAGGTTTTAAGAAAATTCATGCGACTTGCTCCTGTAAACTTGCGTTACTTAATGAAGGGATGAAGCCAAAAGGGTTTTCGCCCAATACGACTTCTATATCGTCAGTGATGCCATACCTGTTCTTGGTTACAGACGCTGGCGACGGGGCCATGTGCAATATGCGCGTGCCGTCTGTTTTGAGCTTCTTGCGCTCGCCGGAGCCATAGGTGTTTGACTTCAGTTTCAGTAGCGCCACTACATCTACATCATCAACAAAGAATTGCGTGTAACGCTTGTTGCAACGTAACGTCAGGCGCTGATAAGGATCGCTATCAGGCCATTCACAAGTCTCACTTGCTGCGTGTCCTATAAAAACACAGTGCATCGACAGATGCTCGCAAACCGCTTTGCATAAAGTGACAAACTGACGGGTTAGCTCGCACGCCTGTGCGTAGCCAGCGCCATAACCACCATGAGCCTGCGCCAGATTCTTCGCCCCACGGGGGTCAGCCTCCAACACTTCCGGCTCAATCACGCTGTTGCACATGTGCGTCACGCTGTCGATGATTAGGGTTTTGAAGTCATGATTGTCTTTCTCTGTTGCCAAAGCATTGAGAAAGTCACACGCTGACTTCATGTCGCGCATAACTGGCGTAGCCATTGGCGCATTCTCTCCAAGCGATTGCATCCCATCTTCAAATCGCAGAACAACCGGATTTGGCATGGCGCAGGCAAGTGTGGTTTTACCCACACCGGCCTCGCCAAAGATGGTCATGCTAACCGGCCTCAAAGTAGGCTTAACCAGCATTTCCGATAGATTACTCACCCTTCACCTCCACCTTTACTGATGGCTTGCTTGGCTTGGTGGTAATCGCCTGATCAATGTAGCTGCACAGATCAGGGTTCAACTCTTTCAGTGCGCGATAGTTGCGCAGATTCAGAAAGGGCTTGTAATCAAACACATTGTCATGCACTTGCTCGCCCACTACATCCAGGAGCCTACGCGCTTCATGTGCATCGACAGAGCGAGTAAAGCCTTGGGTGGTGGTGACCACATAACTCTCAGTGTGAAAAGACTGCGAGCCTTCATCTTTGATGCCGACAGTCTCAATCATTTTTTCTTTGAGCGCGTCGATCTGTTTTTGAATCTCCCTCTGATCAGACTGCAAATCAAGGATGGCATCTGCTATCGAATTGATGCGGTCTTCAGGTGAAGGTTTATCCCATACAACTTGTAAATTACTCATCGCAAAAGTCTCCTGTAAGTGACAAAGCGGATTCGATTGACTTAGTTAACGCAAAAGTGACGCGATCAACCGGCGTAAGGCCAGCAGCATCTCTCTTGCGGTTAACGTCATCGGTGAAGGTGAAAACTTCGACATCTAAAACAGGATCGCAATCAAACGCAGCCATCAGCGATTGCATCTCGCGGGTAGCTTCATTTAACTCTTTTACCTGTGCGTCCAATTTCTCGGACATAACTTCCAATGGGTTTGCCATTTCGTTTTCTCCGTTAGTGTCATTCGCAGTAGTGCGTCCGACAAAACAGAGAATAAAGCGGAGCAATTAAGTTTGTCAAACCTTTTTTCGGCCCAACCTTTTCACCATAGAAATGATCAACTTGATGTCCTCATCCTGCAACGCCCACTCATCAAGGTGGCGATGCAAAACCTCCATCGACTCGCCCGCTTTGACATAGGATTCATATCCACGGTCATAACGCGGAGTAGGGCGCTTGGGTGGTGGGTTATAGACGGCCTTCTCAACTTCTTCCAAAGGCGTGCCAGTGATAGTGGCTACATCAAGAACACGCCCTGCGGGAATGCCTCGCTTTGTCCATTGATTTACAGCAGCGCTAGATACACCAAGCTCAACAGATAGATCCAATTGCGTCCATCTGGAGCGGTGAAGGATGCGCCGAAATTCGAATCCAGCATCATTCATGGGTTTGCCAACAAGTGTTTCATACCTGGAACAGAGTGAAACATTTGACGAGCAAAGAATCAAGGAATAGAGTTGCCGATCAACTAACTTAAATAAACTTACGGCAAACCCACACCATGTCAGACGAGATTCAACAAGATTCAGAAATACCGCGCATCGCGGAATTATGGGAAGCAGGCTTCAGCATCTTCCCGCTCAACGGCTCCGGTCAACCCATACCGACAAACTTTCAGCCCGACAAAGACGATTTAGAACGCAGGATCGCATGGTGGAAAACACCCTGCGTATCTTGGAAGCAGTACCAGCGAGAGCCTGCTACTTGGGATCAAATCGAAATCTGGCAGAAACAATTTCCCCGCTGCAACTGGGCCATCGCCACCGGCCTAAAGGTTATGGCAGTCGATTGCGATTCGCCCGAATCAATCCAGTGGGTAGAGCAAGGCAACATCCAACGCTCGCCATTTTGGGTTAACACCTCCAAGGGCAGACACTATCTTTACAGCACCCGCGACTCAGAAATTTCAGTCGTGGAAGCAGGCAATATGGCTGACCCCGAACGCAAGATAGACTTCAGAGGCAATGGTGGCTACATCGTTGCACCTGGATCTGTTCATGGTACAGGCGTGCCGTATGAGTACAGCGCGCCCGATGGCATGACACTCTCAGAGCTTT